CTTCATCAGATTCAAATAGAGTTGTATCACTTAGTAGCTTAAGGATCTCTGCCTTAGCACCAGCTCTACCGATAGGTGTACGACCATCAGGACCATACGACCTAGAGAATGTTTGGAATGCTTCAGTAAGAGCTTCACCAGACTTACTAGCAATAAGGTTAGAAGTAGCTTCTTCCCTTAGGATTTCAGATTTACTAACAATGTCTGTCTTACGGGCTTCATTGACAAGAGCATTATAATCAGCTCTCATCTGCATAAGCCCTTTAGCCATGAAGTCTTCCTTCAAGCCAAAGAGACCACGATCCTTCAGGAAGCCACCAAAGATCTGTTGCATAGCTTGAGTACGATCAGCAGCAGTTGTTGCTCCCATCCCATCAAGTTGTTGCCTAGCAAACTCTGGAAACTCAGACATAGAGATTTCCATCCATGCCTTGAGGCGACCATAGTCCCTAGCTTTGTTACCAGTCAGTAGGTTTGAGATGACATAAGGATCAGCACCACTAGATTGGAAGCCATCAACCAGTTGATCTTGTGCAGCACCTGTAGCTTTAAGCAACGTCTCTGCATTATCAACAGCCTTCTGTCGCTCAGGAGTTAAACCACCAGCAGCTACCTCCATGTAGCCATCTAGCTTATCTTGTTCATCCTTTTGCTTTTTATACTCAGTGAGAGTATCAGCAATAGTGGTACTGAACTTAGCTAGACTCTCAAAGGTTTGCTTAGCGTTCTCACCACGTTGAAGAGCACTTTTAATTTCTGTTTGTGCGTTACGTTGGATAGCTTGTTGCCTATTCTCACCAAGTCGCTGTTCCCATTGATAGTTACGATCCCTATTCTGGGATTCAGCTTGAAACTTACGCTCTAGACCACGTTGATAGTCATTACGAACTTCTTTGATTTGTTGGCGTTGACGATCCATGTTACGTATAACACGGCTGTCATGTTCCGCCATCCTATCCAATGCTTGATAGGGAGCTTTAATCGGATCGAATCCAATACTACGGGCGTACCCTTTGTAGTTTACTTGTTCCATTTAGTTAAGAGTTCTAGCTACTATTATTTAATAGCACCAGCAATGCTACTTATGCCATTAGAAGCTGCTCCTAGCCAAGCACCTGTTGCACTAGCTTTAGCACCTTTAATTGGTCTAGGACCAAAGTCATACGCCTTAGGTCTACGTGGTGCTACATATTTAGTCTTAGGAGTCTTAAGAGGTTTCGGAGGCTCAGGTGCTCGTTCAGGTTCTAACATCCTTGCAGCTTGTGCAGAAATGTCAGCACCATACTTATCAGTAGCAATCTTTCTAAGTGCAGCATTAGTATCAGCCTTAGCACTTAGCAGAGACTCAGTAAGAATCGCTTGGTTACGGCCAAGTGATGCAAAGACGGATTGAACATTCTTATCTGCACTACGTCCAGACTGCCCTTTAACAGCAGCAGCACCTTCCTGTTCCATTGCCTTAATAACAATGTCTTGATTCTGGAAGGCAATCTCATTTGTAGCATCTTCAAGCTTTCTGAACTCAGCTTCTTTAGCAGCATTAGCTGCCATCTTATTGAAGCCAAGCTGCATACCGTAGATCTCTTCTGACTTGGCATATTGCCTCATCTGAGAGCGGTATTCATAGTCTTGAATCTTTAGTTGATGCTGCCAATCCTGAAGGTTCGTCTTGTCTTGATACCTTCGGATCCTCCGATCATTAGTCTTATTTGCCCTAAAGATTTGACGCTCATGACGGTAGTCAGCTCTTATACGTTGTTTACCGTAGTTCCAATCTTGTAAGTCATAATCGAATTGACGATCTATTGCTTCATTCTGAGCATCAGCTTCAGCTTGCCCTGAAATACCACCAAGGATTGAGCTACCAACCCCTAAGATTGCACTAATTGTAATTGGGTCCATAGTTAACTCCTCCTATAGAACCCAGCTGAATATTGCCCTTCCCATTGCATGGCTACAAGGCTTACCGGGAACGGATTATCTGAAATAACTTTCATTGTATAATTATCAGGTCGTTGATAAACTGGTACCTTGTAGATATAGTGTTCACGGAAAGGTGCAGTATCTGCTGGATAGAAGTCAGCAATACGAACTCCAGATACCTCAGTCCACTCAGCTCTAGTGTTGTCTTTAATGTTGAACGACACAGCACCACCAAGTCCCGCATAGAAAGCCATACGAGCTGTTGTGGTGTAACCTGTGAAGTCGTAACCTAAGTCACCATTAGAGTACATGTACCTTGGCAGTACAAGCTCCATTTGATATGAGTAACCAAGATAGATATAGTTATTAGTTACATTACCAGGAATCTCAAAATAGTAGCCACCACCATCACTACTAACGGTAATTAGATTAGTGAGGCCTGAGTACTTCGGTTGTGTTGGATCCTTTGAGGTGCCAACTACATAACGGAGTGAAGATGTTTGGTTATAGTTAGAAGGAAGGTAGACTTTAGTAACACCATTTGCAAATGTAGGTGTAGTGGTAATCTCACTCCACGCATCAAGTGCTGGATCTACAACGTTCCCTAAGCTATTCACAAGGCCTCCAGAGGATGGTGAAAGCGCCAATGGGAAGGAACATACCGAGTAACCTTTAATGTCGCTTACAAGGGCATACAGAACATCATTTTGAATTGCTGTATGAACAATGTTTCCAAAGAGTTGCCACTTTACCCATGCGGCAAGTTTACGCTCATCTTGTTCTTCGTAGTACCTAAACAGGTAGGCCACATTAGAGGCCTTATCAGTAGCCACCAAAAGACCATTCTGTGAATTACCAATGGTTCTAGTAAGAGCACTAGGTAACCACTCAGGAACAGGTTTAGTAGACTCAGAGACAGTAGGAGACTCTCGTTGACCTCTTGTGAAGATCTCAAAGACTCTTGTCCAGTTTTGGTTCTTAGCTGCAAATGCTACAGTATTTCCAAGGTCTACAGGAGAAAGGTACGGATCACATTCGTAGTTAGACAGTGTACGAATGGTAGTTGAGGTAGGCGTCCAGGCACCATTCTCTGCTTCCATCAAGAACTGTTGGCTACGACTGAATAGCAGCAACCCTTGTGGAATAGGCATCACTGCATGAAGAATAGCAGGCTTAATGCTAGAACAACTAAGGTCAATAGGGTCTGAGATAACTTGTGTAGTAGCTGTCTTGTGGTAGAAGTTGTAGTAGTCTCCTGCCTGTGACATAGACACATTGTCTTCAGTTAGAAATCCGAGTCTATTATTAAACAGGAATAGATCCTTAATAGTGTAGTCAACAAAACTAGGATGAGAGTTAGACTCATCATCACCTACAAGACGCTCTGCCCAAACAAGAGGTAGGTTGTTGATTGTCTCACTACCGTCTAATTGAACTACCTTAAATGTCCCATTAGATTGCCTGATGAGGCCAACAGGCATGGTTTCTGGTTTAAGGCCAACACTTACGTTAGGCGCTCTAGTCTCTTCCCAGTACCCCTTTCCAGACAAACTATTATCTGCAACAAACCTTAGATAAAAGTCGTCCTTATCAGCGGAGGTATTAGCAACCTTGATGGTTGGACCACTATTACGGTAGTCAACACCTTGCTCAGGTAACCTGTTAAAGGTATCTACTGTATCTTGAATAACACGTAAAGCCTTACCATCTAAACCAGCAGCACCAGTTACTGTGGTCGTTGAAGAGAAGGTAAGGTAGATTGTATTATCTACAATAGTCTTTGTGGTGTAACCCGTGGTAATAGCATTATAGATACCTGTAGTTATCTCAGAAAGCTTTAAAGGTAGTACTTCTGGAGGAGGGCTACCAGTTACATAATCCGAACGAGTGGTGTATGTAAAAGTACTATTACCTACGGTAACCTTATACTCAGTAGCAAAGTAAGAGCCAGCTACAACAATCGTTGCGTTTAACCTACTTTGCCATGAAGTTGGTTTAGCCTTAGCCTCTACCGTCTTCTCAGTGTTAAGGATGTAGGTAAGATCGTTAATTGTAAGAGTCTTAAGGCTACGTGGATCAGCAGCTGTAAGGTAGCTTTTAATTGCAGCGGCATTAGCCGTTGTGTAGGAGACTGTCTTAGCTTGACCGTTGGTAAGCCCCCACACTGAGACCTCACCAATAGCGTTAATCTTTGCTATGTATTTCTCTTGATCATCCCTAAAGATAGAGAACCAGAAATGGTTATCTGAAGTAAGTGGTACTGTACTAGCAAGCATCCCTAGGAACTTACCACCAGGACGCTTAATCATTCCAAGAGTAGTGTCAGGGTAGCAGTTCAAAGCTCCTTTAACTTGACCTGGGAACAGCTTCTCATCAGCCTGTTGAGATACACCACCAAGAAAATTAGGGATTCTTTGGGATACTGCTGTCATCGTGCTAGTGTGTGATATGGTTGATAGCTATTATAAAAATCATTCCCTTTCTTAAAACCAAACATGGAATAGTCTCCTTGATTGCATTCATATTCAAGGCAACTAACTCTACGCATACCTTCATAGGCAGCAAGTGTTTGCGCTAGGTTGGTATCACCTACAAGTCGAGTAGCAGCCCTAGTAGATGCCTTAGCGGTTACATATTGTTTGAAGACCTGAGGTAGATCATCGAATGGGAATAACCACAACACATCAACTGCGTACTCTTGTTGAGTCCATTGAAATGTGTGGTTTAGTTTGTCGTATAATTTACCTCCCCGAATTACTGTGTCGTAGGGTTCATTAGCCAAGGATGTACTAAGGTCCATCTGTAGAACGTTAGACGGTATGTTGATATATCCATTGGTATCAGGTGTGACTGGATATTCAAACTCTCGGTTAAAGACCCATCCTTCAGCTTGTACCTCTCTGCTAATTTCCATTAGGGTGGTGTAAGCGAAAGCAACTTCAGGATTGGTTTGGTCAAGTACGGTCACAGGCGCCTGTCCTACTGACCCGAGGATCTCGTTGACAGCATCTAGTTGTGACGTTGAATAGGTAGTAGGAGCTGGCATAGCGATATGACAATAGTGTTATAAACAAGTTTAAAGAAAAGGGAGCCCAGTAAGGACTCCCCATATGATCACACGTTAGTGATATTGCACTCAACGCCAGCGTAGGCTGTACGCAGACCCTTAGTTACCGACTTAACGGCAGAGTCAGCGATAGCAGCACCACCGAAGCGACGCTGAGTTTTGGCGACAGAAATACGTTCTGCATCAGTAAGGCACACGCCATTGTTGCCTTTAGCTGTAGAAGCAGCCATTGGTTATTACCTCAGTTAGTATATGAAACGGTGTCAACACGGAAGGTTGCACTGGTTGTACCAGCAACTGACAGTACATCACCAATACGGTAACCGTCACCACCAGCAGCAACTACCTGAGCAGTTACTGCACCACTTGTTACAGTAGTAGTGATGGTACAGCCGCTGCCATTAGCGTTGTCAGAAGTGGTTGCTTTAGTACCTGCAGTTTGACCAGTACCAGCAGTAAGACGGGTAACAGTTACGACTGTCCCTCCTTCACGTCCTGACTCAATAGGAGGACGAATGTAAGAGTTTTGACTTGTGACAACTCCTACACCATCAACAGGTGCGAATCCCATTAGCTCTCTCCTTTATCAGGAACGAGCGGACTGCAGTTCGATAGCAGCAGCGGGATTCAGGGTGCCACAACCCATGGCAAGACGACCAACGATCAGGTCACCTTGGTACATCACGGAGACATCACCAGAGGTGGTCTGCACAGAGGGAGCAATAGCTTCCACCACAGCAGCAGCATCCTTGTAGTAGATAAGACCGCAGTGGTTAGTGAAGTCACCAGAGTAGTTGTTGTTCTCACCGTTGACAGCAGCAACGTTACCAGCCAGGAAGGGCAGGTTGTTAGAACGACGGATAGAAATACCAGCGATCTCATAAAGACCTTCACCGCTGTTCAGGTTACCTTGGCTGGAGCCAAAGTCGCGGTTGAGGATATTTGTATCAACCTGAGACACAAGTGCATAGTATTGACGCGGAGACAGCACAGCGGTACGACCTTGCTTGGGCAGATTCTTTTCATCGAGAATAGAAGCTGCTTCAAAGAAGGCATCTACAAGTGCTTGAGCGTCATACTCTTTGTTGACACCAAGTTGGATGATGCTACCACCAGGCTCAGGACCAGGAGCAGCGGTGATGGGATGTGCCTCACGAGCAGCTTTAGCGATCTGACGGAAGATCTTCTTGTCATAGCTTTCAGCGAGAGCATAGCCAATCTTCTTAGCGATCTCAGAACGCAGGCTGTAGTGTGCAAGAGTCTCGTCAAGGTCATAGACGAATGCGCTGGACACCAGCAAGTCGTCACAGACGATGGTCTTCTCTGCCACCGGGGGATCACCACTACCCAGGATAGGAGTACCAGGGGTATGGTAGTCCGCCGTCATACGGCCAGTGAAGATGAACTGGAGGCTCTTTCCATTCTTCAGGGTACGAGACTGAACGGTGCCTTTTGCAATCGTCGCAGCCTCATAAGCCTTTAGCAGTTCACCACTAAAGAGTTTAAGATAAGTTGCGTACTTAGTATCATACGCACGGGTACCAGCGGTATCGGCTACAGCTTTATTAAGCGTACCCAATACGGTTTGAGTTGTATTAGCCACAATAGTTAAGAGAGAGTTGTTTGCGTTGTCTCTCTAGGATCCTAGAATTTTGTTGTTGTCATGTTTTTTTTATGTCGTCTCTCCGACTGTCATGGCAAAGGGTATCGGTCGTAACCGGCCTAAGCCAAAGAAAAGGAGGTCCTACTCTGAGGTGCCTCCAATCCAATTAAAAGAAAACCCTTACAGGTTGTTCAGGTGTAACGATGTAATCAACCCACCCCTCAGGTAACGACCCAACATAGTTGACGTGCCAACCATCAATATCGGGGATATCACCAATCACATCAAGGGCGTGGATGTGGGAGGCGGTGATGAACTGCTGGTCACCATCCAGTAGCC